GGCCTACCTAGGCAAGTTCCCAAATAAGGGAAACCATGCCAATGGGGATCGTTAAAGTCCCCGTTGCACCAGTAGCTGACGCCCAAAGTGCCACCGTAGTAGTGGTACCAGGACACGCCACAACAGTGTCAGCAGACAGAAAAATATTCTGTACTGCAGCGGAGGTTGTAGTCCCTCCAATTGCATACTGTCCACTAGGATACACAGCTCCATTAACTTGAAAATAAAGGTAACATAAAGTTGCCTCATTTGCAGTCGTCTGAAAAGTCGCCTGTGCTCTTAGCTTGTAAACACCTGTCGGCGGAGTGAAAAGTCCGCCGGCAGTTCTTCCCGGTGCTACATTTAAAGCATCCGTTGTGACGCCGTTCAACTGGGTGCCGAACTGGCAAATAGAAAAAGGAACCATCCTGGCCACAGTTGTGGTCAATGGAATAGCGGCTCCGTGAGTAAAATAGGACGTATAGGCCGGAGCAACTGTGAGAGTCGGAGTTAATTGCGGAATAAAAAATTCCACATCATACTCAACAAACAACTTTCCAACTGCTACCGAAGAAGCTAAGTTGTTAGTCGCCACATAAAAATTGCCCACATCGAAAGTTTTTAAGTCTCCAGCCAAATTGCCAGAGCGCACGAACTTTCTAGGTCCTAAAGCATGCATGTCTTTAACTGAACAGTTAAAAACAACAGGTTCCCACAGTGCAGCCGTTATGGCGCCTGGGTGATTAACCATCTGCACTTCCGTTTGAGGTGTCGGATCCACCGGGTTATAATCAGCCATAAGCATGATGTCGCCCGCCACTGTAGTGGGGACGATAGGAATGTAAATGAACTTTACTGAGTGGAATCGGTATTGTTCATACTGATTCGCTTGAGGGGCCAACCACGGAAACGTGGCGGCCAAGCCCGGATTAAGGGCATACTCAGCAAAGAGAGCAAAAGATGTGGTACCATTGATACCACCACTTAACAACTCTCGGTTCTTAACACGGATGCCTCCTCCCGCCGTAAGGGCGCTCTGTGCCTTAACGGTCACAGTGCGTGTTCCTATAGCGTTGGGAACGGATTTTGAAATTTCCGCCACCTGAGTACTACGTCCTCGGAGATGGGCTTTATTAGCCAAAACCATTTCTCCAATCCTCCTAATGGTCGAAGCACCTCCCGCTATATTAGCGAGGGTTTTCATGGCTTCACCATTGTTCATACGCGCTCGAGCTCTTCTCATAACCTGCACAAAAATTTGTGCTGCCCGCTTGAATATTGATACTGAATTCAAATATTCCAGATTAACCAAAGAGGAATCACCTCCATAATCCTTGTCCGCTAAGGCATCAAAAGCTGGATCAAGAACCACTGCTGGCAAGCGTTCAACTGAAGAGTAGAGTGCTTCCACCCTCTCCACGTCAACCTCAGTTAGGCCATAGCGCCGGTTAATAGCTACTAAAGCACTCGCCCTATCCACCGTACCTTGCACTTCAACATGCTGATACTTTTCGTCTCCCGCCGGTCTCTCTGTTTCGGAAACTACTCCCAATTCCAATGACCGCTTGATGAAAGCGCCAAAAATTGGGTATTGTGGATCTACCATACCATAAGAACGAGCCCCCGCGTGCAAAGCCTTTTTGTACGCGGTATTCCAATCAGGAGAATTGTAAATCTCCCGGGGATCATTCATG